CGGCGAAATTGTCTGGGTAAAACGTGGCGAGCTGCCTTCTTGGTATAATCTTGCCGTAGACGCAAATTTAGGTAAAAACTTGGCAGTTCAAGAATTAAAACGTATAGGCATTCATGCTAGTGAAACCGCTTGGGTTGGTACTGATTTTGATCACGAAATTGACAATAATAACACAATCGATGACCTATACAAACAGGTTAGAACACTAATTATAAGTCAGGAACAAGATCACCCTGACGCCATCGAACGCCCTCTTTATGTAGGACTCTCTGACAATTCGCACATATTGTCTTAAGATTATTAGGACGGGAGTTGTTTTGATTCCCGTCCACATGAAACACATTAAACTGCTCTTTGTGTTTACTTTTATATCCGCATTTTTCGCAGTAATCTTTTTGTTTATACCCGTCTAAATACCACTTAGGAAAACCGTGAGCTACACCTCCGTGGTGCAGGCATACTTCACACTTTTTTCTATAGTAAGTGCGTCCTTCCTTTTTATAGTTAACTGCGGCGGGTCTATGCCCGCAAATACATAGTGGTCTTGCCATATTTCTATTTACCTAACCTTTTCCTCACCTTTTTTGTATGTTTAACATAGTTGATTTTATCAAAAAGCACTAAATACACTAACAGAAGAATCTTAGGAGAGTCCATACAATGGCAAATCTATCATCACCAGGCGTATCGGTAACCGTTATCGATGAGAGCTTTTATACACCAGCCGCACCCGGCACAGTCCCACTTATAATTGTAGCCACAGCGGAGAATAAAGCCAACGCTTCCGGTACAGGAATTGCACCTGGAACGTTGAAGGCCAACTCTGGTACAGCCTACTTAATTACAAGTCAGAAAGATTTAATAGACACATTTGGTAATCCAGTGTTTAAAACTGACGCAAGTAATAATCCTGTACATGCAGGGGAACAAAACGAATACGGCTTACAAACAGCTTATAGTTTGTTGGGTGTTAGCAATCGTGCATATGTTGTACGTGCTGATATTAACCTAAACGCACTAAACGCAAGTGCAACCCCGCCAACCAACGATCCAGCAAACGGAACACACTGGTTAGATACTGATAACAGTTCATGGGGTGTGTTTGAATGGAACGGTGCTGCACGTAGCGTAGCAGGCGGTCAAACATTTACAAAGAAAACTCCTATTGTAATTACTGATATTACAAAGGTAGACGGCTACACAACAACAGGTGATGATGAATCACCTACACCAAAGTCCAGCATTGGATCTATTGGTGATTATGCTGTTGTTAGTGTGTCAGATTTAAATGCTGACTTTGCAGGTCCAGATGCATTATTTTACAAAACTCCTGGTAATGCAGCCGCTGGTGTAACAGCAGGCACATGGGTAAAAGTTGGTAGCGAAGATTGGAGTAATTCTTGGCCAGCAGTTACAGCAATTAACACTGTAAACAGTGGCTTAACTAGTGGAGCCGGCGGCTTTACAATTAATGGTACTGATGTAAGCGGTGGTTGGACTAGTGCAAGTACACTAGCATCAGCTATTACTAGTCAGTTTAGTGCCCAAGGTATTACAGCAGTTGTTAGAAATAATAAATTAGCAATTTTTGTTGATACAACAAAAGAAGGTCCAGATAGTACATCAGCTGACTCTGTTGTAGTTGGCGGCTTATCAGGAAACTTAACAACATTAGGAATTACTGCTGGAACATATTATGGTCCAAGATTAGCAACTCAACCACATACAAATATTCCTGAATTCAAACGTACTGACACAGTTGTTTCAGGCAATGGTCGTCCAACAGGAAGTATTTGGGTTAAGACTACTGAAGCAGGTGACGGAGCAAGATTACGTGTAAAACGTTACAACAGCGCAACTGACGCATTTGAAGCAGTAGAAGCTCCAATGTATGCTAACAACCACAACGCTATCTATTATCTAGATCGTAGTGGTGGTGGCGAAAATATTCCAGTTGGTGCTCTTTTCACACAAACAAACGTTAGCGAAATTGTTGGAACAATTAGTGGATCTACACTATTACCACGTTTAGCTGATTTTAGAATTTTCCGTAGATCTGCAACTGGTCAAACAACTATTAGAAGTACAAAGATTCTAGACTCTACATTTACTGCTGGATCGAAGAGCTTTAGTATTCAAGAAAGTATCAAAGGTCAATTAGCATTAAATGCCGCAGTAACAGTAAGTTTCACAGCAACAGCTGATGCTACTGATGATGCTAATGCATTTGCATCCGCAATTAATGCGGCAGCATTTACAAATATTGTAGCAGAAGTTGACAGTCAAAATAGAGTTGTAATTAGTCATAAGATTGGCGGCGACTTTAGAATTAAAGATACTAGCGGCGCATTTAATAGTGCTGGTTTTAGTGCATTTGATATTATTGCTGATCAAGGTACACAAAACTTATACGAAGCACCAAGTGGAGACACAAATGATTTTGTTGCAACACTTTGGGAGCCTTTAAGATTTACAGCTGGAAGTTCAGCACCAACAGCATTGACCGCAAACGGTACATTATGGTACAGCAGTGTAGTTGATGAAGTTGACATTATGATTCATAATGGTAGTACATGGGTTGGATATTTGGATTCAACAAGTCCATTTTACAACGCAAGTGCTGCCGAACAAACAGATCCAAATGGCCCAATTGTAAGTGCAACAGCACCAGAACTACAAAGCGATAACACAGCATTAAAAGATGGTGATTTGTGGATTGATACAAGTGACATTGAAAACTTCCCACAAATTTACAAATACGATGCATTTAAAGTAGGTGTTCCAGTTGCAAGTCGTTGGACTCTAGTAGATACCAGCGATCAAAGTTCAGAAAACGGTATTTTGTTTAGCGATGCACGATATAATACCAGCGGAACAAACAGTGACGAGCCAGGTACTATTGTAGATTTGTTATCAAATAACTACTTAGATCCTGATGCTCCAGATCCAGCACTGTATCCAAAAGGTATGTTGCTATGGAATCTACGTCGCAGTGGATTTAACGTTAAGAAATTTGTTCGTAACGCAATTGACGTTACAGCAGACAACACACGCTTTGGTGATCAGAGTATGGATAGCTATTATCCACATCGTTGGGTTACTGAAAGTGGTAATCAAGAAAACGGTTCAGGCACATTTGGCCGTAAAGCACAACGTAAAGTTGTGGTACAGGCATTACAAGCACTTGTTAATAGCAATCAAGAAATCCGTGCAGAAGATCAACGTGTGTTTAACTTAATTGCTTGCCCAGGATATCCAGAGCTTATTGGTGAAATGATTACTCTAAACTACGACAGAGGCTTAACAGCATTTGTTGTTGGTGATACACCAGCTCGTTTAACTCCAGATGCAACTAGCCTAAATAACTGGGGCCTAAATACAAGACTAGCATTAGAAGACAACGATCTTGGTGCAGCCAGCTATGACGAATACATGGCTATGTTCTATCCATGGGGCTTTACAAGTGATAACTTTGGTAACAATATTGTTGTTCCACCAAGCCACATGATTTTACGCACAATCGCACTAAGCGACAACGTAAGTTATCCATGGTTTGCACCAGCAGGTACACGTCGTGGTGGTATTACAAATGCAACAGCAGTTGGTTATGTTGACGATGAAGGTGAATTTAATGCAGTAGCATTGAACGCTGGTCAACGTGACACGTTGTATGATGTTAAGATCAATCCAATCACATTCTTGACTGGTGCAGGTCTTGTCAACTACGGTCAAAAGACACGTGCTAGAAATGCAAGTAGCTTAGATCGTATTAACGTAGCACGTCTAGTAGTTTACTTACGTAGACAGCTAGATGTATTGGCTAAACCATACATTTTCGAACCTAACGATAAAATCACACGTGATGAAATTAAAGGAGCAGTAGAAAGTCTAATGCTAGAACTTGTTGGTCAACGAGCACTATATGACTATATTGTAGTCTGCGATGAAAGTAATAATACTCCATCAAGGATTGATAGAAATGAGTTATATGTTGATATAGCCATTGAGCCTGTGAAGGCAGTTGAGTTCATTTATATTCCTCTACGCTTGAAGAATACTGGTGAAATAGCAGGTTTATAAAATGATAAATATGAATAACGGAGCTAACTAATATGGCAATCGCAACATTAAGTAAATTTACAGTACCACTAGCCAGTGACGCCAGCGCAAGTGCGCAGGGCATGTTAATGCCAAAGTTAAAATATCGCTTTAGGGTGATGTTTGAAAACTTTGGTGTTAGTACACCGACAACTGAGCTAACTAAACAAGTACAGACAGCAGCTCGCCCAAACTTATCATTTGCAAACCAAGTAATTGAAATTTACAATAGTAAAATCAACTATGCGGGCAAACCAACATGGAATACTATCAGTGTTATTTTGCGTGATGATGTAACAGGCGCAGTAAGCAAACTAGTTGGTGAACAGTTACAAAAGCAATTTGACTTTTTTGAACAAGCAAGTGCAGCCAGCGGCGTAGATTACAAGTTTACAATGCGTATTGAGATGTTAGATGGTGGCAACGGTGCAAGCACACCACAAGTTTTAGAAACTTGGGAGTGCTATGGATGTTATGTTGAATCAGCTAACTATCAGTCATTAGG